CTTTCTCTCTTGCGCTCTTCCTCTTCGACTGCAAATCTTACTCCAGTTTGTGGGTTTATTCCAGCCTTGGACATTTCGAACTCCTTGCTACCTCTTCCGTAGATTCGTGACCTTTGGGCGTCGGTAAGACCGTCTTCGCTGGTTGGCTTACTTCTCCTTACTTCGTTAAAGTCTGGTCGAGCAGCAAGTCTAGCTTCACGTGCAGCGCTATCTCCTTCGAAGCTTCCAGTGCCTCCAATTCTCTTTTGCCTTGCCAGGCTAGCATCTTGGAATGCCTTCTTGGCGTCGTCCAAGTTCTTCTTCATGGCTTCTGGGCTTTCAAAGCTACGCATACGACCTTGTGCATCTAAGCCCATCACTGCATTTGGATTTTCGCTTAGGGCTTGATTCAGCGTAAGTGGTTTATCTTGACCGAACGCTTTTGCTATGGCTGATTGAGTCTGTGATCGATTCATCAGTCCCTTAGGAGCAGTTATAGGATTAGTCTCTGAGCCAGGTCTCGTAAACGCTGCTGGCGCTCCAGTGTCTCCCATCGCCTCCATCGCTGCTCGCTGCTTGGCTATGTAATTGTTTACTACTTGCTGATCCTGGTTGTCGAACTTTTCGTTGACGGCATCAAACACTTCGGGATTTACTGCTTCTAGAAAATCAACACTTTCAGGCGCAGAAAGATCTGGTAGCCCAGCTTCTTCCCTTCTAGCGTTCTCTTCTCGCAGTATCTGCATCTCTTCGGACTGATCCATGTCTTGAACTGCTCCAGTAGCATCCAGGCTTTCGCGGATCCTAGCTTCTTCGGCTGCTTTCATTGCTTGCTGCTGCCCTAAAGCTATATTGCCATAGGGAAGACTTGCATAAGGACTATTCGCAAATGATGTAGCTTCACTAGGTTTACTTACTGCACTAACTGGAGCCGCCTCAGGGTTTAACCTTTTCAAGAAAGCTGAACTCTCAGCAGCACTCAAAGCTGGCTCTCCAGCCTTTTCCCTTCTTAAATTCTCTGCAGCCAAGGCTCGCATACCGTCGTTTTCACCGTATCCGTCACCGCTTCCATACATTGCCTTACCTATGCCTTTGCCCAGGGCTTCTCCACCAAGCTCAAAAAGACCCTTATTGTCGTCTCGGATCATAGATGTAATTAAATCAGCGCCAGTCAATATACCAGCAGGGGTAGCAAGTGATCCAAGTCTTGCTAGCCTCGCAGCATTCGCTGTATTTTTAAGAAGAGTTGGGTTTGCTTTGCTTGCAAGATTAGCCGCAGTTTGCACTGGTTTTGATCCCTTGATTGCGCCTTCTTGACCCACCAAGTTAACCAAACCCTGAGCCATAGGCTGATACATCATTGTTTCTGTAGAAGCCTTGCCTAACAAGTTTCTATCGTCTATTCCGCCCATAGTATTACGTTCTGGGTCCAGTGATTGAGTGATTCTCGGTGTTGCCATGTTGGTATTATATCATAAAGGGTTAGTTGCTAGTTTTACATGTTTACGGTTACTTTAACATCATAACCAACATCGTTATTAGCAAGCGATCCCGACTCTCCAGTAATGTTAACGACGAACCCGCATGCATTGGTTTGATTTATTGTGTGCGTAAATGTTTCGCTGAACGAGTCTATCCCATCCAGCTCTGGAACGTATATTCCGTTGACTTTGCTTGGGAATGTTACCTGCCCCGTGTTCTGCCTAAAATATACCTGAACGCCCTCAATTTCAATCTTGATAGTATCAAACGGGCGAGGACTTGTGTATACGTCCCTCCTTCCAACTACATCAAAGTCTATTGATTGCGCACAGGCATCTACTCCAAAAGCGATGAACCCTTTCTTTATACCCCCAACGCCATATCCATGATCAGACCCACGAAGTCCCTGGGGGTTAGCTCGATAAAGATTAAATACATTGCTGCCAGTAAGTCCATTGTTTGGCATCTTCGCGCCATTAGTCGAGTCCTGGTCGAGTATCGGCTGAGTCATGTTAGTGGTTGCATCTACGCACTCTGGACCAGCAACGGGATCGACCTCTATTACCTTTAGATTTAGAATCTTAACCACAATATATTTTTACGGAGTTGGGGCGGTTGTTAGTATATCCTTATTTGTCGTCGTTCCGTTCTCGCATATTGCTACCTCTGTCTTAGTGTAATCTGCTCCTAGAGGTGAAGGATTCACTGGTCCAGAAGAAGTGTTGTTTATCTTGACGAGCGCATATACTTGGAAAGTTCTTCCGTCTGGATGTATGTAGTCCAACTGTCTCCAGTCGATGTCTTGAATGTTTGGACTTATAAACGCTGGTTCGTTGTTCGCAACAAGGAGGTTGGACTTCTTTCCTACACCCGTGTCGCTGTCCACCCAAGAGAACTGTCTCTTTGCGCTAGTGCCACTAGGAGTATTTTCTAGGACGGACATTGTTGTGTAGGTTCCGTCTGCAGCTATAACATCGACGTCCGTCGCAGCAGCAAGCTGAGCTTCAATTAAAGCAATCTGCCCTTCTATTGTAGCAATTTCTGTTTCGATAGTCGCTATTGTAGCCTCCAGGGCGGTGATCCTTGCAGTATTGGAAGCAACCACACCTCCAAGCGAACTTACTGTAGCTGCTAGACTTGAAAGCGATGCGCTCAATGTATTTACAATCGCCTCAAGGGCGTCAAGAAGATCTACAAGCTCATCATAGACACCTTGTAGTCCATTTGTAATTCCTCCAAAGGCTGCACGGCTGCCTCCACTTATAGCGTTACCAATCGCCTTGCTTACCATATCTATAAAAACCTTGAGAATCGTTTTAAGAAGGGCGCTTATATCAGGAAACGGCATCAAAGAAACCGCGATGAAGTCCTTTGACCTATTGTCAATGTTCACAGTAAACTTAACCCTAAAAATTAAGTTTTCACTAATAAGGTTTGCGTCGTCAGCTCCGTAAGGAGCTGTTTCAAAAACATTATAAACATTGCCAAACTCAGGCGTATAAATAAAATCTCCGCTTCGCGGCATTTGCCTTACGGAGGCTAATCCATTTTCTATTGCGGTTCTAACCGAATCTCCCTGATCAAGGAGCGTTTCAATTGTTGAAGTTAGTTCATCTACAATCGATTGCAATGGATTGAAAAGGGCTTCAAGCGATGAAGCAATTGACCCTGGGTCAGTGCTTACCCTGGTCAAGTTCGCAAATATTTGATCGATAATGTTTTTTATGTCAGACTCAGATGGTATTGAGCTCAACAGGCTTCCTGAAATTTCATCTATTGCCTTAGAGCCTAATGTAAACGGGTCAATATTTAGGAAGTCTCCAAATTGAACCTGCCAAACCCTGGTTCTCGGCACAATGTTTATTGGCGGGTCTTGATTAAAGTTCGGTGGGGGCGGAGCATCATAAATGCCTACGTCTACGCTTTCAGAAGCAAACTGTTGTTCCGTGCCTCCATCGCCAAAGCTATAAAAGTTTCGACCCTCCGAAATAGTATTATTTAACCCAGCAGCAGCTTCGCGTTCTGACATCGAAGGCATTCGTAGTTTTTCTGCAAACTCTCTCCGAATGCTGTCAGCAAGCCCTTCGCTCCTTGTGGTATTAGTCAAGCCAGCAGCAGCTTCTCGCTCTGACATTGTAGGTGCTTTGTCGAACTTGCTATACTTCTCGCCTGAAGCTTCTTTGGTTTTTGGGTTGCCTAATATAGTTTGATCGCTTCTTTTTACAGCTCTTGATTCTGCGAGCCTTTCATCTTCTCTTTCGCGTGACATATATTATACACTCCAAGTTATTACTTCATAGTAAGTAGTCCCATCTAAGTCCGTCAAGATTGGTCTGGACTCTCGTTTTAAAATACCAGTTGTAGCATACCCTGTAGCCGCTGTGCTTCCTTCGCCTATGCACTCAGTTTGTTGAACTGCGTAACTAAAAATTTTGTCTTTTAGTCCATCAAAAAAACCATCTTCATCCTGGTCCGCTTCGAACCTATGGCTAAGGGCGGACTGATAAGAAACTTCTCCATTAGATGATCCTGTTCCCGTAAGAAAACAACCAGGGTAAGTCTGTATGCGAGCTGAAGGAGCAAACGATCTTTGCCAGTCAGTATACGGAGTAGTAATAGCAATCTTTTTGCCTATCCTGGTGTAGTTAGTTGGTCCATTTCTTGATGAATAATTTTTGCTTATACTTGTAACCGAACAACTTATATCGCCTAAATCATAAGCTAAATCAGTTGTGCCTGGAGGATTAGTGGTAACTTCAACGGTAACAGTGGCTGCAACTTTCTTTGTTCTTATTGGAGTGACTTTTTGTATGGCTATTGTTCCTGAAAGATTATCAATCGTAGAATCTGCCATAGAGACGTCCTCTTGCGTGCAGAGCACCTCTCCTGGGACTTGAACTGCAACTACGTCAGTGTAAGTTTGTGTAACTTGTTCAAGAGTTCCTTGTATAGCGGTTCTTTCGTGCGTAACGTATCCATCACTTTCTCTCTCTGAAGACGAGATAAGAACGCCTGTCGGGACAATCGCGGTTGAACCTACGGAGGTTACAGTTACTGTTTGGCATCCCTTGAACCGACTGTCAGATGGTCTAGTGTCAACCGATATTTGTCCATCTCCTTTTGCAAAAGTAAATTGTCTGGTTGGTATACCCGAGACATTGCTTAAATCGTTTCCAATCTGAACAGCGCCAGTCGTTTGTGCAACTGGCGTTTCATTGAACGCTTGAACAGTTTCAATGATAATCTTTCCGTTGCTTCGCTCGCTTATGTTTCTGCTAATTACGCCTGACTGCATGTATGTTTCAGTCACCTCTCTGAAGCTGTCGTTGTCGTCAACTTCATAAGAAGCAAGGAAGCATGTAACTTCCTCCTCTTCGTCAATTTGAGAATTGATAAAGTCAGTTCCTATCGTTTTTTGAAACTCTGTTCCAGCCTTTGCGATACTGTTTATAGTTACTTTTCTCAGACCAGTCTCCGTGTAACTTACCGTGTCGTCCTTTACCTTAACGAAGCTAGCTCCCAGGGTAGCGTAGACAAGGGTTACAATGTATTGCTGACCCTGAGTGCTGGACTGAACCGAGATGAGCCCCATGTCCTTGTATGCTTCTCCAGACCTAGCAGAAAGCCCATCGATCGACATCTCTGCTGATTGCAAAGAACCAAAGTCAGGAAAAATTCGTTCCTTGTTAGAACTATACCAGTCTTCACGACTGTTCATTGCAGCGCAATTAATGGTCAGTTGGTATCTGCCATTCTGCAGCTGCTCGACGGCTGGAGATCCAACGAGCTTCAGCCTATTAGTCCTGTGGGATATTGACATTGTTTTTTAGTGTAAATCGACCCAAGCGCCACCAGCGTAGCCTTGGAATTTACTGTCAGTGCTGTTATAAATCACTAGTCCGTTCGGAGGAGAAGTAATCTGACCTCTTTCCGTTGTAGTAAACGATCCAAACTGAACGCCCTGATGTATTTGAGTTATACCAGTCTCGGAAAGGATTCTAACCTTTTCTGTTAGCGCACCATCATCGTCTCTGTTACTGAATACGATGTCACTGTGAGCGTCCGTAGTCGCTCTTTCAACTTTGATTGTAGCTTGATAATTACTAGTTCCTGATGAATTAGATTTTACATTGAAGCCTATGGATGCAGCAGTGCCAGCAACTGATGACTCGTTGTCTAGCTTAAGCATTACTTCTTCATTACCTGCATTTTTATCAACTACATGCAGTTTATGATATGGCAATAATGTGCCGACACCAACATTAGTCTGGACTCTGTTAACAACCAGAGTATCAGTTCCCATTATCAATTCATCTGCACCTGTGATGTCTCCAGTAGCGTCTAGATTGTTGACCTCTAAAGTATTATCCGTATCAATGTCATCTAACTTGGTATGGTCGGCATCAGTGAATACGTTCGAATCAGTAGCAGATGCAACTAAAGCTCTTATCTCTGCAGCAGTTTGATCGGCTGTAGCGCCTGTTTCTATTCCATTCAGCTTAGTATGATCTGAGTCAGTGAAAGCATTCGTATCTGAATTGCTTTCGTATAAGCTTTTTATTGACGCAGCACTTTGATCAGCTGTAGCGCCAGAGGCTATACCAGCCAACTTTGTTTGTTCTGCGTCAGTAAATACATTTGAATTACTCGCGCTTCCAACAAGAGTTCTAATCTCTGAAGCAGTTTGATCTGCGGTAGCACCAGTCTCTACACCATCTAGCTTGGTCTTGTCTCCATCAACAAAACCTCCTTCAGAAAGTTTTAGTTGAATTGTGTCGTTGTCAGAGATTGTGCTTAGAAGCTGAGTGCCAGTATGATTTGATCTTTTTATGGCATCAGCAAATACACTGCTCTGCTGCGTTTCTACGCCTCCAGGTGCATGGTTAACAAGTAAATCTGCAAGCGATATTGTCGCCGTATCGATGGGTATGATAAACTGAGACTTTTCCCTGTTTGGAAAAATTACTTCATATATACTTTGAACATCAGAATCGCCGTTCCTAAACAAAGTTGCGCTCCCTGTTCCGTCAGAAGCACTCGTAGCTGTTACGACGCCAGGAAGCACGACGTAATCATCTGCGGCGCTAGCGCCAGCAGTGATTAGTCTAAAAGTAAGAGTCTGATTAGCAAATGATGCAAACCCAGCACTCTTCAGGTCAAAGCTTACAACCGTGCTTGCCATTTACTTTATTTTATTTTTTCCGCCCTCGCGTAGATAGCGGCGATACATCATTTTATCTTTACCAGTAAGACTCTTTAACTTCTTTTGAGACATAGGATCGAACCTAGATAATGGCTTTTTCTTTGCTGGCGCTGCCTTTGGCTTAGGAGCAGCAACTACCCTTGGCTTGGGCGCTGTCTTTGGCTTAGGCGCTGAAGCTTTTGCTTTTGGAGCAGGTTTTGAAGGAGCTGTCTTCTTTGTAACCGCTGCTCTTCCTCTTGCTGCTGCTGCTTCTCTTTCTGCCTTTCGTTTTGCTGCTGCACGCTTTCGGGCTTGAGCAGCCTTAGTTCCACCGTATCCAGTTCCAATTGCAGCTGCACCACCGACAACTTGTTTGCCTGTTCTCTTTACCTTAGCTTTAGCTATGGATTTAATAGGACCAGTTCCCTTGCCCTTTTTAAAATATCTCATTGACCCCGATGCAGTCTTAGCCCGTCGAAGTCCTGGCGTAGCAGCATACCCTACGTTCTCGACGACCTTGCTGCCGACTCGTTTCGCTCCCCGAGCAACCTTAGTGCTGCCTACTTTTTTTGCAGCCCCTGAAGCTTTTGCTCCAGCTGCCTTAGCGGCTTTCTTAGCGCCCCGTCCAGTTGCTTGTGCCCCTGCCTTGGCTCCTCGCCCAGTTGCTTTTGCGGCTCTTCCAGCCAGTTTAGCACCTGCTTTAGCGCCACGTATTAGTAATCCAATATTCATATTAATCCTTAGTAATTTTATCGATGTATTGTTGGTATGCTCTCTCTCGTTGAGGAGATAGTTTTTTCTTGCCTGATATTATAGCAAAGAAATTTTCTAGCATCTCGTCGGTGCTTTTATCTTTTAATTTTGCCATTTCTGGTGGGAACTCAAACTCTCCTTGCGTGAGCTCTTTATCCACTGCCCCTTTGGCGGTAGGTTTTGGTTTTAGTGCTTTACTCGCTCCTGGCTTCTTGACGATTCCAGCGCCCTGCTTGGCAAGCTTAGCAGCCTTGATAGCACCTCCCAGCATTATTCAATTGGTCTGCGTGTAAATAGGTCCTCTTCGGGAAGCTTAGCTTTGGTTGTAATTTTTGGCGGAGCCTTGATGTCCGAAAACTTTTTTAATCCACGCATAAGGTTGCCCTTCAGCTTATCTACAGATTCAAGCTGAGGGATGGGTCTGCCATCCATATACCTGGGGGTAGTCTCCAAGAACTCCTTGCGCTTGTATGCCGAAGCAGCCCTGTCCATGCTGCTCAACTTTTTGGGCACGTTTTTTAAGGTTCTAATTTTTCTTAGAGCCTTTGTTCCCTTTGCTATTGTTGAGATTCCTCCGAGTGCCATGATTAAAAATTGTTTCTTGAGAAAGCCTTTTGGGCTGAGTCTCTGATTGGAAACTGCACTCCTGCTGCTCCCTTCATTCCTCCCATAGCTCCGCCTAAAGCGCCAGTCATGAATCGTCCTGTCATAGGTTTGCTCATCATCTTCTTCTGCTTGGACAACTCAAGCGGAGTCATGTCTGCAAGTTTTTTAGCCTTCCTCTTAGAAGACTTCTTCTTACCTACAGGTCGCATAACCATTGGTCTAGCTGCTGCACGCATTCCTGCTGAGCCAGCAGGAACCATCTTTGATTTCATTTCGTAATTCATATTATTATATTTTATATTGTTAGCACTTCCAGCGTCTCAAGGCTAAAGCCTTTCTTGTTGGTCTTCCTTTGGAATCTTTCATTGGTCCTTTCACTCCAGACATTCTAGCACAGAATGATCGTTTGCGAGCTTTTCTTTTTCCCGTCGGTCTGGACTCGGTAACTGGGGGCTTGAGGTTCGCGCCAGTCTTGCGCTTGAAGTAAGCCCTTCCAGCAGCTGTTAACCCTCCCTTTTTACTCTTGTGAACCTTACGCATTATTTTAAAGTAGCTATATTTCTTCTTTTATTGTATTTATACTGAGACGGTCTTTTGCCGTCGTATCTTGCTTGTCTGTCTTTCGCTCTTTGACCTGGGGTCATCTTTCCTCTTTTTATTCCTTTTGCCGTAGGCTTTCTTGTGCCCTTCTTCAGGTTACCGCTTTTCTGCAGGGACTTCGTAGCTATTGCATATGCTGCGCTCTTACTCTTTCCCTTTGCCTGAAGCTGCTTTACTAGCCTATCTAATATAGCTGGCATTAAACTCTTACCCTCGCTCTCTTTGTATTTGCTACGACTGTCTTCCCCCTTGATCCTGCTCTCTTCTTTTTTCTTGCTGTTTTTGCTCTTTCAGCTTTCGACAGGCTGAGAGCCTTTCTTTTAGGCAAGCAACGGTCAGGGTTTTTCTTATCCTTAGACGTTCCGCAAGCTCCTTTGATCTTGCCATCAGTCCCGATTCGAACCCACTGTTGATCTCTCCATTGCTTTAATTGACCCATTATCGAACTCTCTTTCTGCTGGACTTGCCCTTCTTTGCGCCTTTTGCGTAATTGGGGTCCTTGCAGTATTTAGACGCAGCCATGTTGGCATAAGCACTTGGATAAGTGTCAAATGTTCGCCTAGCCCAGGCTTTACCTGCTGGGCATATCTTACCTCCGCTTTTTACTTTTTTTGCCATGACTTGCTAGAGATTTAAGCATCTTGGCTTGTCCAGCATGAGCCTTTGAAGCCTTCTCAAGTTTTCTTGCAACACTTAGTATTTTTCTATGCATTACTTCCTGCGTTTTTTACCCCGAGGGAGTGTTTTCTTTGCTGGCATGTTTTTCCTTCCTCTAGCTTTGGCAGCTTTGGAGGGGCGTCCGACTTTACTTCCGTATGTTCCTGGTCCGTATGGCATATTTTATTTTCTCCTTATATTTTTAATCTTTTCTTTTATTGTGGAAATCAAACAGAACTTTGACTTTTTCCGTAAGAGCTTCGATGTTGTAGTGCATACGAGCAAGCACAACAATGAGCGTAATGATACCGATTGACACAGGCCACAGGGATGCGATGATTTGCAGTATTTCATTCATTTAATGGTTGAGGATCCAAAGTAGAATCCGACGATGGCTAAAACTGTTTGGCGAACCTCTGGCAATATGAGGTATCCGTTGAGGGTCTGATACTTCATCCCTTTGAACAAGCCAAAGAAGTGAGATGTTTCTTGACCTACAGTAACCCCTTCAGGGCTGTGAGCCAACAAAAATGGCGCTACAACAACCGCAAACAGGACTGTGCATACAATGACCCTTCTGACCCACTCTCCGCCCCTTGAGGCGGCTTTCTGGTGGCTATCATCAGCGGCGGCTTGCTTCTTGATCATAGCATCAACAGTGCCCTGCTGATTAGCTACTAGCTGCCCAATCAGCTTAAATATAAATCCAGAGGCTCCGCCTCCGATCATAGCCAGTAGCTCTGGTGTCATTATTTTTCTTTGAGTTCTTTAATTAACTTGTAAATAGATAGACCTAAAAATGCTATAGTAGCGACCCCAACCAACAGGCTAACAAATGAGTTCACGCTTTGCAGACCCATACAGGCAAAAAATCCAGTTGATCCGACTGTTCCTCTAATCATCGTTTCCATTATTAAGTAGATACATTACTCATTGTGAATTTTTTCCAGCCAGCGTTTCCACCTCCGCCACCTATGTAACCTTGAAATTCGTGATGAGTTTCATTGTAGATAACTGTTCCATTTGTTGGATTGTTTATAGCGTCTCTTTCGCTATCAGTGTAGTGACCAATCCTAAGAAATTTTTCAAGGAAAGCACCCCCTCCAGTAACTTTAAGTCCTAAGTCTTTCTCATTGGTGCTAGTATTTTTACCTGCTACAATATGCAAAGCAACGGCATTGCTGGAACTAGGTTCTTTATTTATGCCGACCCTTGCACCAGTGTATCCATTTATTTTTTCAATTACTAGCAAGTTGGTGGGATTTGCATCGAAATCTCTAAACCTGTGTTCGTTAGAATCGTAGTTAATTGGTTGAGCTGTTCCAGCTGTAGTTCCTTCGCACTGGATTTCATTTGTAATAATTTTTGATGTTGTTGTTGTGCCAGTAAATGTAGGACTAGCTGATCCCACTGCGCCTATATTACTTCTTATTGCCGCATTGTCTGCGGATTGTAGCATTGTATCTACATCGGATGAAACTGTTATATTTGCCATAGTTGTTAAGGTCTAATGTATCTATCTGTTGATGATGGTTGCAAGAAAACCCCATTGAGGTTATGCCTTACGTAATAATAAGGTCCTGCTGCAGGGGGAGTGACGCTTGTTGTCTTGTCGCTGTTTAATGAAAGTTTTAAACTTAAAAAAGGCATGCTTATCTAAACTCTGTGCAAAGCTACAAGACCAGAATGTAATTTTACTGCAGTAATTTTGCCGTATATAACTGTTCCTGCTGGCAGTGTAGGCGCTCCACTTCCTCCAGTGGCTGCCAAAACCTGCAAGCTAGTGTCTATGTTGCTTGTTGTTAATGTGTCAAAAACAGTGTCATTCAAGCACTGTATAGCTCCAATGTTTGTTATGGTTGCTGTATCTGAAGATCCCAGTATCTGGGAACCAGCTGATGAAAACTCTAGTGTGTTATTGCGTGAACTTGCCATAGTTGTGTATTATATCACAGGATTATTATCGGGATTGTCGGTTTACGTATGTTGAAAATTTCTTTCCTATCTTATTGTTGTTAGAGCGAATGTCCACCTTTTCTAGCTCCTGAATTAGGTATATTTGTGCAGTCTGCTCCTCCGTCAAAGCTTGTTCTTGTCGATTTTGAACACGAAGAAAATCAGCGTAAACAGCATGCGAAATAAAGTTAAAGAACTCAGATGGCACTTCTTCTGTGGACTCGTAGCGAGCTTCATCAACGGAGAATGGGGTGAACTGCTTCTTGTAGGTAACAAATGCCTTGTCGGTAGTGCTGCTATTAAAGTTAACTATGCTCGCTCCGTTGGTATTGACGTAGAACTCAAACTCCGTAACAGAGTTCCTGCTTAGGGGTTTTGCGTTGCTTATGCTAATGAACTCTCCAATGGTGTTTCTGCCTTGCTGGGCGTATGGAACAAGTTGTTCATTTGTAATTAATGGAGTGCCAGATAATGCAGTCTCGCCAATAGTCCAATTAACAACCTCGGATGGATTGTCTTTTTTGTTAGTGTCAGCTTCAGTCGCATTTACTCCTCCACCTCCATCTGCCGAAATCGCACCACTTGAGCTTATGTCAATGCCAGAATTTGTATTGATTTGCCATCGATCATTACCATTTCTTTTATATATAACTGTAGAACCAGCAATTTGGACATCAGATTTAGTTCCTTGTGCAGGATTATAATAAACATTAGTTCCAGCAACTCCATCATTTTCTCCGCTATCTTGACCAAGCAAAATATAATTTCCATTAACTAGTCCAGAGTCATCAGATAAACTTCCTGCACCTAGACCGCTAACAGTCAAAGAAATAATATCACGGGCTTCGCCGATCACAATGTATCGAGGCCAGAACAAACTTTCATCAAAAGCTTGCTGAAACCTACGATTAATAAATTGAGCAAGCTGATCCTGCTCAGTTACATCAAGCTCTCCACCAGTGCCAATAAGGGCTGATGCTGTCTTGAATAAGTCGCCATAAGTTCTAGTTTGCATTAGATTCTATTGGGGCTAAGGTCTGGGAACTTCTTATTGTAGTATTTTAAAAATTCTTTAGAATGCACAGTCTCATGACCATACTTCTTTGTGAGCCTGAAGAACTCTCTTGCTGGCATAGTTGCAACGGGTTTACCCAGCGTCGGATGCGTTTTGCCTTTTAGCTGCTGAGCTTCTTTTCTGGCTTGTTCAACTCTTTTGTGTTCAGTTGCTACTTCTAGCTTGAAACCGTTAGTAATCTCCCTCATGAAGGCACGGTCAATCTCGCCATCAGAGTAGCGCTTAAAATTAGGAACAATTATCTCCATATTAAAAAGGGCGGGGGGATATTCCCCCCAACCCAGCTTTAATTTTATTAGCTAGTCGAGATGACCTTACCGTGAGCACCAGGGTGGTAAACACCGAGGGTCAAGGCGCAATCGACATAACCACGCTCACCGCCACCTTGGTTAGGTAGGCGAGTGCTTCCCATTGGGATAAGCTCATGAACACCGTAGTATTCAGGGTTAACTAGGTAACCTTGCATTCCTGAGACTGCTCCAGATGCATCTTGAGCAGGTGCACAATCTGGGTTAGCGTTAACAACGGAAACTACACCGTGATCGGACTGATAGAGATCGACGGATAGCTTGATTGTTCCGCTGTCGCCGTTGTAGTTCACGCTGCGAACAGTTTGATTGGGAGATACATTTTGGCTGATACGAGCGAAGTCACTGATGTCGTTACGTAGAGCTGTGTCAGCAATAAGCATAAGGTTGTTGGATGAACCAGTTACCTTAAAGACAGAAGTGATCATGCTGTTTAGCGATGTTTCAGCAAATGTAGTTTCAGATCCAGAGACATCAACAATGCTACCTTCAGGAGTCTTGAATGTATCTGGAACGTCAGAGCTACCACCACTAGCGGTGTTAGTAGAGTCGATCCACTTGCCAAGTCCACGAAGTGCATATCCAGTGTTAAGTCCGTCTTCGACGGAGCGATCCTGGCTGCTGCTGAGTGTGAACTCGATGTCACGCTTTAGCTCGCGGATTGCCTTAGCTTCTGCCTGTGCCACCTTAGCGGGACCAACAGAGTCAACTGCTTCTTGAAGGTCCGATACTTGGTAAGCACGGCGGAACTTCTGAATGTAGTTGCCAAGACGAGCGCGACCAGCGAACTTGTCTTTGAAACCAGCGTCAGTATCATTGCCGATAGTGTCACCAACGTCAGCACCTTCGCGGATAGGAGTATTGTCAGGTGAAGCTAGACTGTCTACTGTCCACTCTACGAATGTAGCGGTTGCTTTTTGCTTGTTAGCACTGGAGAGAATAGGAGTCTCTTCAGGTGCAAGGATAGTGAGAACGTCTGTGAGGTCCTCGCGATTAGAAACAGCTGATCCTACAGCGGGATCTGTAGTCGCTGTGTATGTATTTGAGAATGCCATTTTATTTTAATATATTGTAGTTAGCGATTAATTGGTTAACGTGAAGCCATTTGGAGCCTTCGTAAGGCTGCGAAATCACGGGGGTTACCCGTCTCTTTGAATTGGGCACTGGCTGCTTTAATGTTCTTTAAAGCGTTTGACACTTTCTTGTCGGACTTAGCCGATCCAGGAGCCCCCGATGGAGGGACCAATCTTGACGGTTTTGCTTTACCTGCTGGCTTGTCGGAGTCCTGTATAACCCTTCTTCCATACAAACTATTTGCTGCATGCGCCAAAAGATATGGCAGCTGAGCAGCTACTTCAGGGTTAAGTCCATCTAAGTTTGATAGTCTTGGGTCCTCAAGCATTTCTTTGTATTTCTGGCTTACTTCGTTTTCATCCTTCATCCAGTCAAGTTCTTTGTGGGCTTGCTTCTGCAACTCTTCTTTGAGTGCTGCAGCGTTTTGCCGACGCTGAATTGTTTTAATCTGGGCTGGGATATACTTTTTCTCCGCTTTCCTGGCAGACTGCAGATGCTTTCTTACTTCAGCCTTGGTGACTTCTTTGCCATCAATTTCTGTAATAGGGTCATCCGCAGAGTAACCGTCACTGTTGAATATAAGATCCTCCGCCCATTCAATAACCTGCTCAACTTCTTCCTGCACAGATTGCAGTTTTTCCATTGAGTCTATGTCCCTGTATGGGTTCTCGGATTCCTTGACCTTTGGCTCAAGCTTACTGGACATTTCCGCCTTGAGTCTTTCGATCTCAGCTTCAGCTGCCTTTCGCTTTGCCGTAAGTTCGCCGAATCTAGCTACAGCTCTACTTCCCAGTTTATCGGAAAGCTCACGAAGCTCTTCATCGGACATGTCATCCAGTTCAATCTGTGAAAGAACGTCATCTTCACTCTCGGGTTCCTCCTCCTGAGGCTCTTCTTCTGAAGTTTCATCAGTTTCGACCGCTTCTTCAGCGACTACTTCAGTAGCCTCTTCAGGCTCCTGGGCGACTTCTTCTTCAGCTTCTTCAGCTTCAGTCTGATTCTCTTGTTCTTCGGCGGGAGCATTGGGTTGACCAATCCTCATGTTAACGAACTCCGACGGTGATATGTTACTCGCTTGCTTTGGTTCAGCTGCAGCGTCAGCTGTTTCATTTACTTCACTCATAATTTACGCTTTTACGCCAGCGATGGCGAGGTTGTGATTATAGCATACGATTTTAGTCTATACTTCTGGGAATCTTTTTCTCAAAAGATCCAAGTCGCACATACCAATGATTTCATCGTAAGCCAAAATTTTTCCAGAGACCTGAGCCAGTCTATCTATCTCTGCAGATTGCAGTTCTCTAATGCTGTCTTCTCGCATTGACACTATCTCCTTAGTTAGACGTGCAAATGCTTCATACTGCATTAGCACATTTAAATCTTCCTGTAGACTCATGCTATCCTTCTATCTCTTGGGTCTGAACATCGCCGACGGACGCTGCTTCAGTTCCATACATTCCGAACTGAGTAGCATTAACTTGCTGCTGCTCCTGGAAGGTGTATTGCTGCTTGTATTTTTCTATTCTCTGAGCAAATGATTGATCCTGTTGCATCTTTTGGGCAATGTCAGGCTGCTGCAGGTAGTTGTCTATGATTGGGATTGCTGCTGCTCCTCCGTTAGGTCTAGCTGGCATTTCTATGCCAGCAAAAATCTTGGACAGGTCATCAAGGACATCCTTTTTAATTTCTTCAGAGGCAGTTTCTGCCTTTTGAAGAATTACGTCGGCAAGGATTGGATCAATGCTACTAGCGTAGGCGATTAATAAATTATCTACGTTTATTCTTCCATTTCGATCTAATTTAACTAAATCAACAAGCTGCTTTAGCTTTGCCTCTTGAGTGTCTGGGTCAGTGTTTATACTGTCGTAAGATATGCTAATGTCGAAGTTCTCGCTTGGATCGCCCTTGCTGAACTCTTGCGGATCTGGAACTCCAGTGACCCTAAAAAAGATGTAGTCAGGTCCGAAACGCTGAAAGCACGTAAAGCACATCTTCATCACCTCTGCGCAGTGCTCAAGGAACTTGTCCACCAAGAACTGCTTCTTGATCTTTGATGCTTCGCTTTCATCTAGACCCATCAGCCTATCGGCTTGATCAAGCTGAGTCTTCTCCATTTCGATGCTTCCAGCACTAGAGTTGATGTCTGGAGTGTCTGCGAACTCATAATCATCCTTTCTCCTGCGAGGAATGTATCGACCTGGACCCCAGTCTTGCGGAGCCTGGTTCACTGGGTGCATGATCGGGGGTAGCGTAGATAGGCTGTTCCTGTCTATCCTGCTATCTCTTTCAACCTTGACCTGGTTCTGTATACCACGAAGTAAATCTGGAACTGTGGTTGTGTCGTAAAGACGTTTGCTGTCTTCTGCCAGCCTGGTTACAACAACGGGGTAGTCGTCGTATCCATTCATTAGTTCGAACTTAGCGTATTGACTGTCTGTAGATCCTCCGATCTCCCTGTGAAAAATTGTTCTGTATATGCCTTCTGATCCGTCATCGGGATCAATCAGACGCTGGAAGCAGTGAATGATTTCTACTAATTCGTTGGCTTCGTAGGTGCTTTCTCTCAAGCCATCACTTCTGCGCATGCCTTGCTCGTTCTCCAGGGTATCCTGATTTACACCTGAGTATCTTTGTATTACGGTTTCAACAAAATCTTCATCCCAGTCGTCCGTTAGGACTTTGTTTTCTAGCTCCTGGGGAGTGTAATAACTTCTCCAGAAGCAGTAAGGACTGCGTTGAGGATCCGTTACATAGGATGGAAAGAAGAAGTCCCCGTCTGGAGATAGAGTTTTTACATCTGGAGCATCTATGCTTCTTCGAACTGTAGGCAGCTCAGCATATCCGATTCTTCTGAGATCCTTTACTGCTTTCTTGCCCCGCTTGTCTGTGACTCCATCATAGGCAGCCTTGAGCCTATCAATGATCTCTTCGTCGTTCCCTTCTTCCATTAGTATTCCAATCTCTGGAACCGCTTGAACGATCTGGTCTAAGTCCAGCTTTTGTATTATGCGTCTGTCTTCAATCAGCCAACCTACGTATGTAATAAGAACACCTCTTTCGAGTAAGTAGTTAGCGCCGAGTTCCATCTCTCGCGTGAACCGAGGAATGTATCCGCTACTTACCATCCACTTCAAGAAACTGGATACTATTTTGGCTCGTTCTGCGTCCGTCCCTTCGGTTGGAAACGCCCTGACGTTCGCCCTTTTAAGACTGGAGATCAGTAGGGATACAAGTCTAGATATTCTTTCTTCAATGACATGCGCTTCCATGTCACTTGCGCCCTCCCAGGGGAAAGCATCAGCTCCGTGCTTGCGGAGATCACGGCTCTTCCCAGGCCAGAAGTTGCGCCTATCGTCGTAGGCATTTCTGCACTGGTCAAAGTATGACTCAAGTTCGGTTACTGTTTGGTCGTAGGCATATCTCAATGCTCCTACGTCTGGTTCTTTACTAAGATATGTTAATGCTTCGGATGCTTCGGTTTGCATACTTTTTGTGCTCGCTTAATGACGTTGAAAACGTAGTTCTTTGGGACACCTATCTTATCACATAATTTTTGTGACGGAATTTCACTATAATCTAACGTCACTCCTCGACGAAAAATCTCCCACGCGATTAGCCTATCGGTGTTTTCGTCTAGCCATTCTTGGTTGAGAGTGATGTCTTCTTCTTGCATTATTTGTGCAGTTTCTTCCTTACGTATCTGAATGTTGAACCGTTTTTGTCTTTGATCTCTTCGACATAAATGTTCTTGCCTATAAATGAATCCTGCGACATTCTTGGAACTACGCAAGCTACGACCTTTTTTAGTTCCCTTATCTTTACATAAACATAGCTCTTGTTGGGGGCTAACCTTACAACCATACCCTTGTATTCTTTTGGATATAGCTCTGGAGCCAAGAGCAGGGAGTCAAGCAGCGCTTGCCCCTCTTCATTCACCCAGGTTGCTGCACCTTTTCCAGTCAGCATGTCTTCCTTCAAGTTTTCCTTGGCTATTTTGAAAGCCAGATCGAACTCGAAATCATTGTCTTTTGCTATTTTTGATAATCTTACTTTTGGCATTAGTAACCTTTATTTTTTGTATCAAGCGCGATAATCATGCTTGAGTCGTAATGATCTGGTCCATCACCAGAGTTTATCATGCGCAGATAGCGCATAACGTCAAAAAAGTCCTTCAGGGCTTCGTCGTTCTTGCCCCTGCTGTTGTAGTTTATCAGACTATCCATTGTGTTCTCGCACCTTTCGTGCAGATAGCATGTAGGTCTGTTGGCTTCATCAATCTTGGCATTTGGGTTATAAGAGAACCAGTCGTCCAGGGCGGCGATGCCAGTCTCTTCCATTACCCCGCTACTAGGAATAAAGTCCATGCCGTGATCAGAAAATACTGTAAATAAATCCTGGTTGTTCTCGTTCTCCCTGGCAAAGTATCTACTATCCCCTATGCGCTCGTAAACTTCGATGCCCAGCTCTTCTTCGACCTCTTTGAATAGTTCTACGTAGGCAGCAATGTCAAAGCCGATCTTCTTCGCTGCTGGACCATATTTCCACCTGGGTTCACCAAACAGCGCCCACTCCCCATAGTTGAACCTATCAGGCCATTCTCTAATAACATAGACTTCTCCTTTGGCGTTTACGGCAGCCCAGATTGACACAAAGTTCCTGGCTCCCGCAGGGTCAAGGACCTGGTAGCAGGTGAACTCTCTCTTTACCGTTACGTCAGGAAAGCGCATACCGTGCTGGTTCTCTTCATCGCCCAATACATTTACTGAGGTGCTGAACATAGGTATAAGAGAGGTCATGCTTTTTACAGGTATCCCGTAAGCACGAACCATGATGTTCTCTTCGGTCTGAGAAGATAGGTCCTTAGCTATTCTTTCATAACCACCCCAGGGGTTCTCGTCAGAGTGCAGATATACGATCTTAGCATCCCTGTTAGAGCAATCCTGGACAACTGGCAGATCTCTGTCCAGCAGCTCGGCGTATCTGGTTTCTTGTATCTCTGCCCCAGCCAAGTATTCTGAAACAAAGGGCGTGAATCCGTCAATCGGCGTAAAGCCGATGAGCATCTTGCTGTTTCTGGTAGCCAATCTGAAGCGCAGAGTGTTCACCAAGGTGGCGTCGCCCAGGTATTCGTCCAGCCAGGTCCCAATATTTATACCCTTGGGTTCCTTGAACCCGAACTCCATACCTTCAAGGATTGTTTGGTTATTTGTGAACTGCGTGTAAGTCTTGAAATCTACCCTAGTTCTAGTATCTGGAAAAATGAAACTACTACCAGTGAAGCCATTTTGCATACTATAATTTATATATCCTTCAATACTTTTTGTTTTCTTTCTAAACTCTTTGGGCATCATCGACCATATAGCAGCTTGCTGCACTTTAATCGAGGTGTCAGCGTTTTGACTGAAGCATACGATGTGACCGTCAATGCTCTCTTTTACTGCTTGCATTACTGCCTTGGCGCAGCCTGTAGTTTTTCCGCTTCTATTACCCCCTAGAACCAGAACTTCGTCGGATGACTCTATGGCGTCTTTTATCCTGCTCCAGCCTGGAAGGTCAAATCCGTATCTGACTGGGTCTTCAATGCTAGCCTGGATTCTTTCTTCGTGCTGCTGGTGCAGCTTCTTCAGCAGATCTGGGTTCTTGTCCCAGAGTTTGACTATCTCTGCATCCGTCAAGGATGGCAGCATGGGGTGCTTAGTAAAAATCAAGGACATTACTCATCTTCTTCTACGTCAATAACTTCTGCATCTTCTGCTAGGGCAGCCTTTACCCTGGCAATCTCCTGGGCGTAGTCTTCGTCCGAGAAGGACTTGCGCTCCTCTACAATGCTGGTGGCTTCGCCCCTGGCAGTGAGCGCTTCTCTGCTGGCATTGCTCTTGGCTATCGA